GGTTATCGATTGTAGCTAATACTTCATCATCGTTTAGCAATCTAACTTCACCCCCGTCAATTTGTATACGGCTCCCTGCATATCTTGCAAAGACAACCCAATCACCTTTTTTACACCAAGGTCCTTCAGGGAATTTTTCTTTGTCATAACAATGTGGTCCCATTGCTAGAACCAAACCGCATTGAGATGCAACTTGTTGTTTCTCTAAAGTATCTTGTCCTAAAATTAATCCACCTTTAGTTTTTTCTTCCATCTTAAAAGGGAGAAGTAACATTCTCCAACCAGTGGGTTGAGGTAATCTATCTGATTCTTTTGATTTTAATCTATCGTAAGTTTTTTGTTCTTTGTCTTCGATCTCTTTATTTTCTTTTTTATATTTATCGGCCAAAGCGTATTTAATCTTTGGGTTCTCCGAATTTGATAACTGTTCCTTTTTCATCATTGTGCTCCTTCTTGTTTAGCAGGTTAGAGATATCCTGTGATATTTTAAAGTAGGCATGTGCCTGCCCCATCATATACTTATATTTTTCCATATTGTCAACACTGCCCGCAATCATAGCGTCACCAATTTGTTGATAAGATTCTTTCAGTTCTCTCTGTATTTTAGTTATTATTGCTAGTTCGTCCATTTGCTATTTTACCTTTGTTTATACCTTTCTTAATAATGTATTCTTGTGTTCCATTTGCACCTGTCTCAACTTCTTTACGAAGGTTTTTAAACAGATGTTTTTCTTTTTCTTTTTTTTCTTTTTCTATTGAAAAAGTTTGTAATAGTTTTGTATCTCTCATAACACCAATTATCTATATAATCTGTAATATTGTCAATAGTCTCACAAACTTTATATATAAAATTATCTAACATTTCCATCTTTTCCTAGCTTGTCTTAATCTTGAATTAGGATCTTTAGCAGCTTTAGGAAATTTTTTCATTTGCCCTGCACTACGTGCACAATATGACTTACGTCTATTAGCATCTTTAGAGCCAGGTTTTACTTTACCTGTCACAGCTGTTTTTAATTTTGATCCGGGATTTTTTCTTCTATAAGCAGCTACACCTTTAGCTGTCATACCTGCACCAGATTTTGTCGATCTAAAATTTTTTTTATTTCTAGCAGGCATGTTATCTTGTTTTCTCATACTATCTTTTTTTAATAACTTTTTTTAAAACCTTAGCTTGACTTGCGTGTAATTTAGAAGCTTTTTTTAAACCTTTAATTACTTTTTTTATTTTTTTTGTTTTATTTTTCATCATATTAAACCTCCCATGCTGACTTTTTTTCTTTTAGTAAATGTTGAAACGTTTGTTGGCTTACCACCAGGATTACCCGCCGCTCTTTTTCGTTTGACAGCACTCGCCTTTTGCGAGCTTGACATCCGTGTGGCTTTTGCAAGTGGGACGCATTTCGGATACTTCCTTTTCGAGCCTTTGCTTCTCCCGCAAGGTTGATACTTCCCGTTCTTCTTCGGAGCTCCAATGTCCACCCATTTGTCTTTTACCCATTGTCTTAATCCTTTCTCGGCCATTAGACATCAACCATCATCGTTAAATCTTCATCAACGATTAGACCTCCGTCAGCGGCTTTTTTTCTTTTACCTTTTTTACCACCTGGAGTAATTTTACCAGAGCACACACCGGATGCATACATATTAGCATACGCAGAAGGATAAACTTTAAATTTTCTTTTAGCTGCTGCTTTTCCTTTTGGACATAGTTTAGCCATTATATTTTCCCCATTTTAAATCCAGGATTAGAATAGTATTTTGCGTAAGATTTATTTCCTACTTTAACACCACCTAAATCCCCTGAAACATAGCTTCCATTATAATTCCTTTGAGCTTCTTTAACCATGGAACTTTCTCCAGAACCTTTAGAAAAATATTTTCTACCCCTAAGAGCTTCTGCTCTTGGATCAGGCTTCTTGACTTTTTTCTTTTTCTTACCAGCCATTTGCTGAAGAAGTTTCTGGATATTTTTTTTAGACATTATTTTTTCTTGTTAAGGTCTTTTACTATTCTTTTCTTTTCAGCTTTTAAATTTCTTTTACCTTTTTTAGTAAAAGCTTTTTCAGCATCAACTCTTCCAAGCTCTTCAAGTTTGTTCATACGTTTAGTATTTTTTTTGACTTTGCCACCTTTTTTATACATAGCTCCGCCTTGCATACCCATGTCATCTTTGTAAAAACCAGACGCCATGTCTTTTCTAGCAGTAGACATCCCACCACCCATTTTACTTACTCTTCCACCTACTTTGTATCCTTTAGGTGTTACTTGTTTATTAAATCTATTATTTGCCATTATTTTTTCCTCCGTTTTGTTTAAATATTTGTGTACCCTTTATACCATAGATGCTCGCCACGACAAGGATCCATAAATTTGTGAACCATTTTGGAAGCTCCGAGAACATGTCAAAAAACAATTTTACCTTGTCCATTGCTGTAGGATCTTCCGATACGACTGCCCAGGCCAGAATTGCGATGGGCAAACTTAAAATTATCAAAACTGCCTCGTCTTTCCAGTCTGACTGACGGGCCTCTAATAATTTTCCCTGGTAAGCTTCTTTTCCTTCGGCCATACGAGATGCGTGCATAAGCTGTGCATCTGACATTGCCATTTTAGTCTTCTGTTTGTTAGCATAAATTTTACTACCAGCAGAGACGGCTAATTTAATTGCCGAAAACCACATGTTAGTACCAAGTTGCTGTTTTCTTTTTGTCTTTTAGCATTCTTTTAGTTCCTCTAACCTCAGTTTTGTCTCCAGTTGGTATGTAGTTTCTTGGCATACCATTTGCAGTCGTAACAGATCTCGGATCCAACTCAATATTTTGAGAAGGAATGCCTATTTCAGACGCTTTAAAAGATTCTTCTTTTTTAGCCATAGTTTCTCCTTATTTTTTCTTCAATTTTTTTAATGTTATAGCAAATCTTGCTCTTTGTCCAAGCTTTCCTGGTTTCTTAGCTGCTGCTTTTAGTTTTGAAGCAGGAATTGTCTTACCTTTTTTTATTCCAAGAGATTTTCTTAGTGAACCAGGTTTTTTTATTGCTTTTTTAATGTCTAGTTTAGCCATTTTATCTATTTTCTCCTTTGTACTTTTGAATTTCTACACTTGGTATCATTTTATCAACATTTGGTATTGATTTACTAAGAATAGTTTTTTCAATTGATGTTTCAGCTCTCATTTCTGCTAAATCTGCGTTTTGATTAAGCTTATCTTCATGCTCACGTTGATTCATCATTGCTTTCATACGATCAAGATTGATTCTTTGCTCACCTTCTTTTCTTTTTCTTTCATTATCTTGCGCTCTCAGGTCTAATTCTCTTGCTCTTAACTTAGCAATTGGATCATCACCAAAACCAGAAGTAACTTCTCTCTCTTCTTTTAAGAATTCTTCCATCATTTCAGCAATCAAGACAGCTTTTCTTGCTTCAATCTTTTGACTGATCTGTTGTGCAGCTTGTGCAATCTGTGGATTGTTTTGAGCCATCTGATTCATCTGAGCTAACTGTTGTAATTCTTTTGGAAACTCTATTTCAATTTGTTCTTGAGACATTAAACTAATATGTTCAAAAATATTTTTCTCCATTGCCGCCATAACCACAGGATTATTTCTAGCAATGTTAGTTGCCATAAAATTTAAATGTGAAGTTATATGTGCTCTGTGATCCTGACCTGGAAAGGCTTGAAAATTTTTACCACTTAATGCCATGATGTTTTCTAAACTTGGATCAATCGGTTGTGGTTGTTCAGGCTTAACTAATAATGTGTCAATATCTTTTACACCTAATGCTTCATACATATTTCTATACGCTTGATACATGTTGTGCATCTGCGGATTAGAAGTTGCCAGCTGCAACTCTGTTTGTGCGAGGGAAATACGCTGAGTTTGAGAAAAGATGTTGGGATCAGCAACTGGCAATATATCTACCCTATCATCAAAGTCTGTTTGTTTAACTGTTCTTTGACCCCCAACTACGTCATACGGATATTCCGGTGGTAGATATAACTTGAATACTCTTCCTAACAATTTGAATTCTTGTTTTAATGAAGAGTAAATTCTTTTGTGAATAGCTGACATTGTTCTACTGCCACGTTCTAATAAAGCAACTGTAGTTCCAACTGCAGCTTGTTGATTGCCATCACCAACTTGTAGATCAGCAATCGATGCAAATCTTTGACCAGCTTGTACCACAATACCCATAAGGTTTAGCAATGTAGCTGATGGTTCTTTGAATGGTAACATCATAAATGAATCTTTTAGATTTCCACCTGGTGCATCTACATCTCTAAATTCACCTGGTTGAATTGACTGTGCATCATCTCTAATTCTAATACCACGCATTTTAAATCCAGCAGGTAGGTTAGATAAAGTTCCTGCATCTAATAACTGACGGAGTGCAGCAGTTGCAGTTCTGCTCAATCCGCCAATCATATGGATTAGACCAAAGCCATAAAACCCTAGTCCTGGAAGAAACTTAAAATGAGTGAAGTAAGGAATTTTGTTTTTTTCTGGATCACCAATTTCATAGTTACGTCTGATAGATAAAACATTTCTTGTAGACTCATCTACTGTTACTATGTATGGAATTTTAATTCCTGATGGTTCACCTGTTTCGTCAGAGTCTTCAAAACCTTCTATGTCTAAATTAACATGACATTCTAAAAGAGTGTAGACATCATCATCTTGTGTTTTTCTTTGACCTTCTAGTTCTCTTTCTTTTTTCTCAACATCGTCTTCGACTTGTCTTGGAGAACCTAAATCAATGTCTAAATAAAAACCTGCTACTTGTTGTTTTCTTAATTCGTTCTTAGAAATTTTTACCCGATGGATGATTGCCTCTGCATCGTCTAATGAGGTAGCCGTGTAGGGTACAATCAAATCATCTGCCGGTACGAACTTTGATGTCGCTTTTTTAGATAACTCATCATAATAAGTTTTCTTAAAAGCTGATCCTGCTAAAGGTAAATAAAATAACAGTTGATCAAAGTCGGGCTCATAGTCTTTCATTTTTTCCATGAGCTCGTAGTTCATAAAATCTTTAACACGTTGTGCTTGTTTAGTTTTCTCTTCACTTGGTGCACCGATAACAGCTGTTCTAACTGGACCATCTGCTGGAAGTAATTCTTTGTAAGCTAACGCTTGGAACTGAGTAACAGCTTCTGCTAGAACTGGATGCGTTGCACCTGAAGCTCCTTGAAAAGGTTCTGTTCTCATATCATATTTAAAACCTAGTAAATCTAAACCTTGAGTGTAAGAACGTTCCCATTCTTTTCTACCCATTTGGTAATCTTGATATTTTTGAGAAAGGTCTGCACCCATCTCATCTAAAACGTCGTCTGGTAAAAACTCTGCTAAGTTTGCGTAGTGTTCATCGCCACCTTCTGGTTGCGCAGCTCGAGGATCAAAATCTATTTCTACTGATCCATCTTCTAATTCTGTTTGTTCTATGGGCCCTGGTGCCTGTTCCTGTGTTACTTGTTCTTCAATAATTGCTTCTTGAATTTGTTCTTCACCCGGTATAATTGCCGAGCCTCTTGGACCTTGCGTCAGGGACTTGTCTACTTTGTCTGCCATTTTTTATTTTCTCCAGTTTCACTGTCTTAACAGTATTATAGTTAATATTCAACCCTTGAGGCGTGGGTCCTGATTCAGGCGGCAGGAGCCAGGTTTTAGGGTACGTATGTTTCGGTTTCATCTTTTACACCTTTGTTTGCTTCTATCATCTCTCTAAATCTTGTAGGAATACTTTGCAACATTGATTCAATACCTTGCTTTCTTTCCATTGCATTTTTTAAAAATTGTTCTTCTTCACTTAATGCAGCTTGCTCTAAACCTATATTGACTGCTTTACCAACATTAGGATTATTCATAAACATAGATCCTGCACTTGCAGCGGCTTGAGAAAAAGGTGCTCCAGACATATACATCATTGGAAAGTCTATTGCAGCAGCTATTGCATTATCTGCTTTACCAGGAAAAGCAGTGGTAAGAGCATCAATACCTGGTCTAATACTTCTATAAGCGTTACCTGCATTTTTTATTTTTTGATTAAAAGAATCAAACATATTTCTTATTTTAGATTTTTCTGGCTGCTCTATTTTATCTGCAGTGGTGACGCCCGGAATTTTTGACAACTCTTCTATTTTTGGATTCTTAACTTTTAAAAATTTATCTAATTTTTTTCTTCCTTCAACCTCATCAATTAAACCTGCATCAACTGCTTCTTTTAAAGTTTGTTCAGCTAGGTTAGCTTTAATAGTTAAATCATCTATACTGTCTGTTTTAATATCACCTAGGTTTTGGTCTACTAAACCTATTCCTAATTGCCTAAAAACATTATCTCCTCTTCTTACAGTTAAATCATTTGCATCTATTGTAATAGGATTAACTCTATCTTTTAATAAAGGATATTTTTCAACTGTCTTATTTACAAATTTTTGTATATCTTCATTTAAAGAAACAATTTTGTTTTGTAGATCTGCAGGAACCGTTTTACCGGCATCAATAAATTTTTTAGCTTCAATATATAATTTTTTTTGTGCTGGGTAAAAATTTTTATTTAAATTATTTTCCAAAGTTTGAACTCCACCTTCATATTTTGAAATACCTTTTCTATTAGCTTCAAAATATTGAGGACTTAAATCTTCGGGTCTCATTTTTTGTTTTAACAAAGATAATTGTTTTATACTCGATTGATGACCCATTTCAATTGGAAGAATTTCTTTAGATTTTCCACTTATTGAACCTGATGTTTTATATGTTTCTAAACCTAAAC